AAACCCAATATTGTTAATTGTATATTAAATATTCATACAGATGAAGTAACTTTACAATATGATACTTCTGGTGTACTTAACAACAATTTTACAACATATAAAAATTATGGAGAATATAGTGTTGGAACATTTAATATAGATAAAAACGCTGCAACTCCTCTTACATTAGATTGTAAATTAAGTAATTCAGGTCGTCCAATGGAATATAGTAATGTAGCTATATATTCTGTTGCCATATATCAAAATGTTCTCACCGCTGAAGAAATTCAGAAAGAAATCAACGTCATGCAATATGACACTCCAAATCCAGTGTTCGCATTGAACTTTGATAATTTCGCCTATAAAGCAGTTGATTATCCTGAATTTGCTACTGGCAAAGTTACAACAAATAAAATTGTTGTAGATAGTACAACTGAAACCTTTAATGGTGCTATTGCGGTAGCTATGAATCCCGAAGCAGATACCGGAGAGCCGATTGAAGTACCGTCTTACAAAATAAAAGTCACAGGACTTAATCAGTATAGCGTTGGTGAAGGTAATTGGGCAGTTGGATTAATGGGAATGATGATTGATTCAACTAAAGACCCTTGGACTTATCCTATATCTAAAGATGGAGTTTACGATATACCGGCAATTTCATTGAGTGATGGGATTTATAATTTAGGAATAATGGCTCAAATCGCAATCGACAAGCCTATTGAGATAGAAGTCCTCTACGATAAGAATGTCACAAAGAGCTTTCCGGAGAACAAACAAATATTCCCTTAAAATTAACAAGAAAGTTATGAAATACGTAATTGTAACAGTAGAATGGTGCCTGAATCACGGTGTTGTGGTCCCGGCGCAAGCAAGAAGATCAGTTGACGGGTTGAAAGTTATCCTGCATGAAGATTATATCGATCCCGTCTTGAGAGAAGAGGATGACATGACCTCGTACCGACATGATTCATCTGAGCTAAGAAATATCTTGAGTGGTCCTGAGTGGACGGTTCCACAAGAGGGGGTATTATGAAACGGTTAACATGTATCGTCTTGCTGATGTCGGCAATATGTTTCGCCGGATGTAGGACTACTCAATACGTACCGGTTGAAACTATTAAGACTGAGTATAAGACAAGAGATAGTATTCGTCATGATAGTATATATCAGCGTGACAGTATTTATGTAATAGACAGGGGTGATACAGTGTATACTTATAAAGATCGGTATCTATATAAGTATTTATATCTTAACAGTATTGATACCGTGATTAAGACGGACAGTGTTCAGATACCTTATCCGGTTGAAAAGGCGTTGACCAGACGGCAGAAGGCAAAGATAGAACTTGGCGGATGGGCATTTGGAGTACTTATAATGTTAGCTATTGTGTTAGTAATTAGATTACTCAAGAATTAACCGGCTAATATCTTCACAGACCTCACCGGTATGAAAAGTTTAAGTGTAACAATAACAAAAAAGTATATAGGATGTTCAATAAAGGGAGGAAAAATATGATGTAAATAGAATCAAATTTGTACACCGGTAAAGTAGAAGGCCGGTTATCTTACAAACGTACTCTTTTTTTTGGGGGGGGAGAGTTAAAAGAACCCCCGACACTGAAAGTTGACGCCAATCAAACTTTTAAACATACAAAAGCATGCATAGATAGTGCCAGGGGTATAATGTCCTTAACATTTCTATACATGCTTTTGTTCTTTCAATAACCGTAAGTTTGATTGGCAAGGGCAAAAGTACAACAAAAAATTAAATTACTATGTGTAAGTCAGAGATTTTTGCCGAGATTCTAAATATTGTTGGAAAAGAAACTGAAGTTTCTACTGAATTGATCCTTTCATCAAGTAAAGTTACTGAAGTTGTTGACGCCCGTTCTATTGTAGTATTCTTCCTCACTGAATACGGGCTATACCCTGAACAAATAGCGACTTTTCTTCACAAGACATCCGCTAGTATCCGTTACCTTATATCTACTTTCGAAAGCCGTAAACTGGCAAACAAAATGATTGCAATATATCTGCAAAATATTCGCAAATCGCTTGAAAATGAGCTCTGATTTACGCAGTTCCTATTATATACTTTTGTGATGCGGTTAATATTGACCGTGTTATAACTGTATAATTAAATATGAGTGAAACAAAGACTTACGTATTCCCGGAAAGCGGGAGTGGTGGAGGAGGCAGTATGCTTGGTATGCTTGCCCCCTTATTGCAGAAAAACGGTCTTGACCCCAATTTGTTGCTTGCAATGAATAATCGTGGCGGTATGTTTGGTGGTGATGGCTCTTCTTTCCTTTGGATAATCTTCCTGTTCTTCCTGTTCCCATTGTTTGGACGCAATGGCTGGGGAAATAATGGAGATGGCGGAAACGGTGGCGGATTTGCTGGAGCCGGTATCCCTAACTTAATTAACAACGATGCAGGAAGGGAGTTACTTATGAGTGCAATTCAGGGGAACGGACAGGCAATCAACAATCTGGCTACTAATTTAAACTGTTCAATCGGTCAGGTTCAGAATGCTATCAATGGGGTGATGTCACAGGTGCAACAGGTAGGAAATCAGGTTGGTCAAAGCTCAATGCAGATTATCAATGCTATCCAGCAGGGTAACTGTCAGATCGCTCAACAGATTGCTTCATGCTGCTGCGAAAACCGTCTGGCGATCTGTCAGCAAACGAACACATTGCAAAATGCCATTAACGGTGTTGCGACTGGTCAGGAAAGAGGCTTTGCTTCTGTTGCATATGAAACTCAACGTCAGACTTGTGATCTGCAAAATTCCATCAAGGATAGCACACAACAGATTCTTGCCGGCCAGCGTGCGGCTGAAATGCGCGAAATGCAGAACAAGATTGATAAACTTCGTGAGGAGAATGGCACATTTAAAAGTTCTGCCATGACCTCTCAGATCGTCGGACAGGCAACGGCTCCTCTTGGTGCAGCTTTAAATGATTTGAGTGCTCGTCTTGCAAAAATCGAATGTAATCAGCCGGAAGTAGCGAAGGTGCCTTATAGTCCGGTTGTAGGGATTCCTTCTTGCGTTGCAGCTCAGTATGGTCTTTACAATGGTATTGGAGCATGGGGCAATTTTAATGGTTGGGGATAAAAGGAAGGAGGCATTATATGGCATTCATTAGTCCTTTTATCATGGCAAATAAGAATGGTATTCCAAGATTGGAGAGTACAGGGGTTACCGTAGGTACTACCAACGTACGTTTCTCTTTCCGGAATCATCCGTTCCTTTCTGCTCCATTTAGCGGATTGATTCTGTTCCGTTTGGCACAGCCGATCCCTTCCGGTACTACCGGTACATTACCGGTAGTTTTTGATACCAACGGTGCTACTCAAGCACTGACTACGATCGCCGGTGCAGATGTTACTGCTTCGGATATTACCGGTACCGGAATTTATCTGTGCTACTACGAATCAGGTAGCAACACATTGCAAATTCTTACCGGGGTAGTTTAAAACAATGGGCGGGAGTAATCCCGCTCCTTAAAGAGTTTATTGATTATGCCTTTTCAGAATCTAAGAGTAAATAGTGAGTTTTTCATTTTGCATAGGGATGGTACTCCATATATAGAGGTCGGCTCTGTTTCCGGAGTATCTAATCCTGTTCCTGAGTTTATGCAGCAACCCCTTCCTTATGGACAACCTCCTAAGATGGTGGTTGATATAACTATCAAGGTAGGTGAACAGACTGTTACCTTTCAAAAAATACCTGCCATGTCTGATATTGCTGATGCAAATTTTCCAGGTGGAGGTAATATGGTAATATCCGGTTCAAGAGAATCTATGAATGCGGAAGTGGCGGCTATGCGAAATCGTTCTTCTGAGATATTAGGAAGTGTCGAGCATCATAAGTCTGTGATGGAATCATGTGATAAAATGCTCCAGGTACTTAATCCCGAATTTGCAGAAAGACAGAAGCAGGAAGCGGAGAACAAAGCGCTTCGGCAAGAACTTAGCGAATTGAAAGCTATGATGGCTGATTTCTTTAAGTCCTCTGAGAAGGCTGCAAGTGGTAACAATTCTAAAAAACAATAAGTATGATGATGATTGAAATTTCCGAAAGCAAGGTCGAGAAAATGTCCGACTACGCTGAAAAGATGCTTCGCTACGGTGGTAAGCTCATGCAATGCATAGAAGAGCTTTCCGAGGGTGAGGGCATGGGTGAACGCTGGGATGAAGATCGTAGATATGATGACGATCGCTATTTTGACGAAGAAACCATGGGTGAACGCGGTGGTTATGGCCGAGGTGGTAATTCTAATCGTGGTGGTATGGGTGAAAGACGCGGTGTACGGGGTACCGGACGCTATTCACGCTATCGCTAATGTTTAATTAGGGAGTAGTTTATCTGCTCCCTATAACCTTATTAAGTCATGAAAAGAGAACCTCTGGATATAAGAGATAGAAGACCGGAAGAAATGGAAGTATATCTTTCGCATTTTGGATGGCATTTCAACAAGAAAATGTGTGAATTTGCTGTTTCTTTAATGGAATGGAAGGGTCAGAACGGAGAAAAAGAAAAACTGCCTGCGATGTCTAAGGACGAGGTGGACGCACTGTTAACTAAATACGGTGTAACTCTTAAAAATAAGATCGGTTATGACTACGTATATGTAGCTAATATGTGCAAAGCCAATTTTCTTAAATCATCTGTTCCGAACGAACAGTATCAAGCATTGTATGTAAAAGACACGATTGATGATCCTGACGCACCTGATGGAACAACGATGCGAAGATGGTATGTTACAATGATTGCGGCTGGAATACCTATAGAGTGGGACGAAATGCTTTGATAAATGATAAGGCAACGGTTTATACTATCCAAATATGACTGGAACTGCATGGTGTATTATGCAGTAGATACGTATTACACGGAAGAAATATTGGATTATATGCACTCTATCGGCTGCGACGGTAATATGCTTCGTACTGCATATGATAACATAAACTCCGGCAACCTGAATACCGGAGTTACTTACTCTAACTTCGGTACCCGGGAAACAGTAATGGTCATTGCTCTCACTTCTTCACCAAAGGAGTTTGCAAAATCTTGGAGGCATGAATGCGGGCACATGGCTACCCATATATGTCAGGCCCTCGGCATAGATCTGTACGGTGAAGAAATACAGTATATCGGTGATGATATTGTTGAAAAGACGTGGGAATATGCAAAGTCATTATTATGTGAGTGTGATTGCTGTAAAAACAAGGTCAAACATTTAATACGTTAATTCATGAAAAATAAAGAAATTAAGAAAGCATTGAAGAGCGATACTCCTATTAATAGTATGTATGCTCTTATTCCAGGTGACAGGATGCGCTCTTTCAAAAAGTTTGCTGCCCGTTTTGGCTTTACTGAAGAACGGATAAAATCAGTTCTTGACAATGAAAAACGATAAGCTGGACATATTGTTGGAACAAGTCGAGGATCGGTACCATTCCGATTTTTGTAGACTTCTGTTGGTTATGTTATGGAACGTTTAGAAGAAATCTTTGACCGTATTATATCTACATTGATCGATATCGTCGATTCTGACATTCCGTATTGCGCTTTCTGTGCGATATTGGCGAGGGTGTATTGGATGTTGTGAAAATGTTCTATTTTTCATGTGGTAAAATTATAATCCCCGTAATTTTTCTGACTAATTACTTGATTTTAGTTCTGTTTTTCATCTTATGAGATAAAATATGCCTTTTTGATTATTCTCAATGTATATTTGACATTTCTGAAATTATTTATATTTTTGTAATGGCGATACAGTTTGAGGAAACGCATGAAAATATTAAGTATTTCCATAGAGTTGGGAATATGTAAACAGTGCCGAAAGATCCTCAAGCGTTCGGTACTGTTTTTTTATATTCCCATGTGTGAAGGGGCACATTACGAAAATTGTATGAATGATATTCAGATTTTCAAAAATGAGCAATTTGGCGAAGTCCGAATTGTAATGAACGAAAGTAATGATCCTTTGTTTTGTGCAAAGGATGTAGCGACTGCATTGGGCTATTCTGATACAGCTGATGCAATACAAAGGCATTGCAAATCAGGCAAAAAGGTGTTTTACCCACATGGCAATGGAATTGGTGGTACTAATATGGTATATATTCCAGAAAAGGATGTATATCGGCTTATAATGAGAAGTAACCTCCCTAATGCTGAACAGTTTCAAGACTGGGTGTGTGATGAGGTATTACCTTCAATACGTAAGCATGGTATCTTTGCGACCTCTGACTTTATAGAAGAGGCCCTAAATAATCCTGATGCCATGATAGCGGCTCTCACGAAATTGAAACAAGAACGGTCAGCACGCATTGAAGCAGAGAAGCAGGTAGCTGTTCTTACTCATGTAAATAAAACCTATACATGTACGGAAGTTGCCAAAGAATTGGGACTTAAATCGGCAATTGAACTTAATAACCGTTTAAAGGAACTTGGTGTGCAATACAAAGTTAATCAGACGTGGGTGCCATATACTAAATACGCTACTCTTGGCTGGTTTGATATAAAGCAAGAGGTTGCTGACAATGGCCATATTATCTACCATAGAAAGATTACCGGAATAGGGAGACAAGGTATCATCAATCTTATTAATCCTTAGTTCTTCAAAATATTGGCAGCTGTTGACACACTGTTTCAACATATTGTTTTTTCTTTGTTCGTAAGTCTTTGTATAATAGAGTGTTATTGTTAATTATCTTACTTCCAAACAGGGAGAAGGCAGCAGCACTTCGAATGTGCAGCAGAGCTTGTCGGCAAATATGAAAGTGAAAGTGAAGATGCGTCAGGCAGATATGCCTGCGGGATTGTCTAATCTGTTACATCTGACGGCGAGCAATATGCAAGTAGAAGAAACTGAAGCAGAAGAAATAACGGAAGGAGGAAATAAATGAATAATGTAGCCGAACATGCCCGTGAACAGAAAGCCGGGATGAAGTGCCCGCAATGCGGAGCATTTATTGAGACATCGATCTTTGAATTATTGACATCCAATGCCTTGCAGTGTCCATCCTGTCACTTGCGTTTGAACATAGACCGCATGAAGTCGAAAGCAGCTTTTGACGCATTGCGGAAAGTTCAGAATGCGCAGGAGAATTTGGAGAGAAAAAGCAAGTTCAACGGTTAAACGGACAAGGCATGAAATTGACTTTTTTCAAGCGGATGGGGGAGAAGATCCGCCATCCGTTCCGAAAGGAAATTCCGAAAACAATTCCCGTTGTAGAAACTGCCCCTCAGCCGGTAGCGGATAATGCAACCGAAGCAACGGCAGAAGAATCTTCCGTCATAAGATCGGCAGATCAATGTGGGGAACAGGCACGTTATTTTTTACTAAGAAATAATAAGCCGGTTGGTAAACCTTTCAGTTATTATCATCCCGAGATACGGATCGTTCATGTCGGTAGTTTTGTAAATGCCTTTTCATTTTTCTTGCGTATGTGCGATCAGCGTCTGTTGACCTATCGCCAGACCGGAGAATATCTGCATTGTACAGCCGTTTTTCCGGATGAAAGCGGTAATTTGTATTTCACGAATAAAGTGACTTGCCGTAACAAGGAAAATACTGTTGCGGTCCTGAAAATTGATTATGTTGGCCTTAAGCCAAAAATCACTGAAATTAGATTTGAATTAAATATTAAAAAATGA